TGTGCACCACGGCGTGAATGGCGCGCACCAGCGAGTAGCGCTTGACTTCGTCAGCGCTGAGGCCGACGTGGCTGGCCTGGTCCTTGATCTGTGACTTGGCGCGCTGGGCGATGACGTCCAGGCACTTGAGCGCGGCCTGCTCTTCGTTGACGCCGGTGTCGATCCACTTCTCGACCTCGCCGTCAGGAATGCCGTGGCGCTTGCCCAGACTGGACAGGGTCTTGATGCGCAGACGCTCTTGCGCACCGTTGTCGATCACTTGAATGTCCGCGACTGCGCCCGCGGCGGCGTGTTCTTGGGTTGCCATGAGGCTACCTTTCAGAGAAGCGGCGGGGGCCGCGGTGGGGGAAACTGCACGCACGACGCGCACTGCGCGTGGCGTTTGATCGACGGCGCGGCCTACTCCGATGGTGGAATCGGCCGGCACGGTGACGATGGAAACTTCCAGCGGCTCCCAGTCGGTGGCGCGGTAGACCTCGCCTTTTTCTTCCGTGAGCTCGTGGATCTGGTAGCCGACGCTGACGTTGCGCAGGCCTTCGTTGACCATGCGCTCGACTTCGGCCGAGCGCGCGGTGCTGAAAAGTTCCGCTTCGTCGATCATCAGCCGGCCATTGCGCACGCTGGCGCTCTTGACCATGCCGATGGGGTCGTCCCAGTTGTGGTTGAACAGCAGCGGCACGGCGCCACGCTCAAAGCGCGCCATGCGCACCGCGCCCTTGCCGTGGTCGAGCACCTCGATGCCGAACCAGCGCTCATAGGGCTCTTCGCTGCTGGCGCTGAAACTGAGCGTGGCGCGGCCACTTTCGGCAGCCTTGCGCAGCACGATCGAGTTGTCACCGGCGTCGCGCAGCAGCGCGCCAACCTTCAATTCGTCCATCGGGGTTACCTCCGAAATGAAACGAGCCGCGCAGGCGGCTCGTTTTCTTGGTCTTGCTGATCTTCATCAGCATCGTCTTCGGCGTCGTCATCAGGTGGCGCCGGTGGCGCTGCCGCCGGTGCGGGTGGCTTGGCCTCGATGACGGTGGTGTCGACCTTGATGCCGTGCTCGGCAAAGGCTTTCAGCTCGGCCTCGCGCTGCTCGATGATGTCTTCGAGGTCGCTGCCGTCTGCGGTCTGGTCGATGACCTTGCTCACGGTGGTAAAGCCTGCCTTGACGGCTTCTTTGTAGGCGGCGACCTCCTTGGCGGGATCGACCCAGCTCCAGCCGCGCAGCTTCCAACGCACGACCTCGAACTTGGCGGGGTCGGCGACGTATTCATTGACGCGCACGGGCTCAATGGCGCGCGAGTAGACCGCCTGGCGCAGCCACAGCGCATGCAGGCGCGCGCGGAAGGTGCGCACCCACCACTGCTGCAACACTTTCCAGGCGTCACGATCATCCAGCAGGCCCAGGCGCGAGCTGCTGTAGTTGGTTTGCGAGTAGTCGCCCGACATGCTGGCGTAGCTCACGCCAATGCCGGCCGCGACCTCGCGCACCATGTAGCGCAAAAAGGGGTCGAGCGCGGTGTTGGGGCGGTTGGGCGCGTGCATCATGATCTCTTCACCGGGATCGAGGTCGTACATGACGCCGTTTTCGATTGAGAACTGGCGCGCGCCGTTGTCGTCTGTGGTGGTGCCGTTGGGGCCGGCCGGGTTGGGGTCGGCGAGGTCTGGATTTTTCTTGATGCTGCCGAAGATCTTGGCGGATGAGCTGGCGGCCGTGACCTCGGCCTCGCTGTACTCATCCATGTCGTGCAGCTTGTTGATGGCGGTGTGCAGCCACGGCTCGCCACGGGTCTGCGGGTGACGCTTGAACACGCGCAGGTGAAAGATGAGCGCCGCGGGCTCGCGCTGCACGGTGTCAGGCGTGCCGGCGAGCAGGCGGTGGTCGCCGGGGTGATGGTCGCGCACCCAGTAGGCCTGCGGGCGGTGGTAGCGGTCAAGCTCCACACCCATGACCACGACGTTGCCGGCGGCGGTGTTGGCGACGCGCGAATATTCGTCGGCAATGCGCTCTGGCTCGATCACCTCGAGCGCCAGCGGCACGGCCGAGTCACCGAACGGGCGCAGGTGGGCCTTGACGAAGATCTCGCCGGCCTCAACCACCTCGCGCAGCAGCAGCCGCTCCAGGTCGTTGAAGTGCAGCTCGCCACCGACGCTGCAGTTTTGTGGCTTGCACCAGTCGGCCCAGGCTTCTTCGATCGCGGCGTTGACGTTGTCGCGCAGGCCATCGCGCGTGCTCTTGACCTTGGCCTGCACGCCGATGCCGGTGCCGACCACGTTGTTGACGATGATGTCGGCGGCGCGTTTGGCGTAGCTGGCGTCGCGCATGAGCGAGCGGGCGCTGTTGCGCATTTGCTTGAGGTTGGTCTCAAGCATGGCGTTGGCGCTGGCATTGGGCGTGGACCAGCCCGAGCGCAGGCGCGACTTGAAGCCCGAGGCATAGCGCTGCTGGCCGCCGACCTTGATGACCTGACGGGCGGGCTGATTCTGGCCGCCGCTGATCCAGCGGGCCACCCGATTGCGGAGCGCTTCAAGCACGGCCGGACCTCACGTAGAGAATGGACGGGTCGGGCAGGCCGGCGGCCATCGCGCTGGCGCGCCGCTCGCGCTTCAGTTGCACGGACCAGTAGCTGAGCTGCCGCACGATCTCGGCGCGGGTTGCAAACTTGATGCTGCGGCCGGCGATGGAAAACTCGCTGCGGGTGCCGTCAAAGGCGGCATAGGCAGTGCGCAGGTCATCAATGGCGCGCTCAGCCTGGCTGCGGATGTCCGCGCCCTGCGCGACCGTGGCTGGGTTGACCTGCACGGTTAGCGAGCCGCTGCCCAGGCTCTGCCGCTCGCCGGCTTTTTCGACCCACCGGAACCAGTTGTATGTGCCGGGCGTCCAGGCGGCCGTGGCCGTGGGCGTGGCCTGCACCCGGTAGTCCGTCGTGTTGACGGTGGTGGCGGTGAGCTCGACCGGCGCCTGCACCGGCGTGGTAAAGCGCGGCACCAAGCGATACTTGAGCACCCAGGCAGCGGTGGCCGGGTAGTCCGCGACCACGTCCGTAAAGTCGAGCGTGTCGCCTGCGATCAGGCTGTCGACCATGCTCATGCGGGTGCCTTTCCAATGCGGCGCCGCGTGCCCTGCACGCTGGCGCTGCCAATCCGTTGCGACGTGTCTTGCACGCTGCTCGGGCCAATGCGCCGCGTCTGGGCGATGACCTGCTGCGTGTATTCGCTCGCGCCGAAGGTGCCGCTGCCGGCCAGGCCGGGCAGCAGCGTGACCAGCACGTTGAACGTGCGGCCGGGTGCGACGCCTTGCGCCGCAAACACACCGCCCGCGATGAGGCTGGCGGTGCTGATAAGTGTCACGCCATTGGCGGTGACCGCGCCCGCGCCGCCGCTGGCACTGCCAGCGATGAAGCTGGCCGTGGCCGTGAGCGTGACACCGCCGGCTGTGGCGCCGCTGCCGCCAGTGGCCGTGCCAGCGATGAGGCCGGCGGTGGCCGTGAGCGTGACACCGGCGCAGGTGGCGGCACCCGTTGCAGTGCCCACCACCAGACTGGCGGTGGCAGTGAGCGTAACGCCGTTAGCGGTTGCGCCGCTGCCGCCGGTGGCGGTGCCAGCGATGAGGCTGGCGACCGCAGTGACGGTAACGCCGTTAGCCGTGGCTGGCGTGCCACCGGCCGAAGCACTGCCCGCGATGAGGCTGGCAGTGGCGGTGAGCGTGACGCCGGCCGCGGTAGCGCTCTGCCCAAAGAACTCATTACGCGCAATGACGCCTGCGGGCGTTTGTTCAGCCCAGACGGTACTGCCGCCACGCAACCGCGGCGAAAAGTACGGCGAGCGCCAGGCCAGTGCCATGGTGCTTTAGCCGTGCGCGATCTTGCCCTGGCCGCGCACGGTGCCGGTCGACGTGGTCGAGCACAGCATCACCTGGAACAAGCACGAGTCATTGTGGATTTCAGGCATGCCCAGCGCAGCCCAGTCAGAAATGGTTGGCCAGTTGGCTACCGCCGACTGGATGACCGTCCGCTGGCGCGTGGCGGTGATGCCAAAGTTGCCGGCGGTGCCCGTCGTGGCCGACAGCGTGACGCTGTTGACGCCACGGATGAACAGGCCCGCCGAGGCACTGATCAGCTGGTACAGCCGCCCCTGGCGCGGCGTGGCGCCGAGCGCAATGGCTGCGAGGTTGCCGGTGCTGGTGTCGCTGTAAGTCACGTTGACGGTCGCGTTGACGCCAGTAGCCCCAAGCGCCGAATAGATCTCGATCCACCAGCTAACGTCCGAGTAATCCGACGATCCGCGGCGCGCGGCGCCGGGATCGGTGGTAGTCAGATCAATCGCACAGCCGGTCGTTTGCGCTGTGGTGAGGGTGCCATTGCCCCCCGAGACAGCCGCCAGCCGGTCATGAATCTCCACGCTGGACGTTGTGTTGCCGAAAGCGGCCCACAGCCAGGCCAGATACGAGGCCGCAGGCGGGGTCTGATTGTCGAAGCCGACCGCGCCCGTGGTGGCGTTTGTTGGCACGGTCGGCGTGGTGCCAGGCGCAGCGCCTGCGCTGGGCACGCCGGTGGCCGTCCACAAGCTAAAGAATTGCCCCGCCGCCGCATTGGATAGCGATGCTTTGTCAAACACAAAGCGGCTGCTGTTGTTGCCGAGCGCGTCGAGCACGCCGTCAAGCGTCGTGATTGCCATGGCGCTTAGTTCTGAATCCGCAGCGTGCTGCTGTTGAGCGTGAAGGTGGCCGCGGTGCTGATGACGTCACTGCCGAAGTCGTTGACGGCGATCAACTCATCGGCCGTGGCGGCACCGCCGCGGCGTTTGTAGTAGACGGCTTTGCGCGCCGTGATGGTGCTGCTGCTCCAGCTAGTGCCGCCGAGGGTCACGTCGAGCCGGTCATTTGCGGTGTCTTTGGTGACGGTGACCGTGACCGACTGGCCGCCCGCGCTGTAGCCGCCACCGGCGGCGACTTCGTTGGTGACGTCGGACCGCTTGAGGTGCGTGTCCTTGTTCTCGCCATAGCCCGAGGTGGTCAGCATGACCCAGAAGGTGTCTGTGTCGAGATCGATGGCGCCGCGCGCAAGGTCCTCGAAGAAGCTGTTGTAGATCAGGCTGGCCATGGGCTACCTCGAAAAGCGGCCGACAATGCGCGGGCCGCGGCGTGGTTTTGTTGGAGCTGGCGCCGCCGGGGGGGGCGGCGTTGCCTCAAGTGCCGGCTGCGCGGCGGGGTCAGATCCGTCAAACAGCGTGGGCTGCAACATCTGCTCAAGCTGCGCCCAGTGGCGATCGGTGTAGCGGTGCAGGTCGGCCGCGTGGGCGGCGAACACTGCGTAGACACTGCAATCAAGCGCCTCATTACGCTGGCGGCGCTT